GCTGGTTGCCGTCACCCGGCCCGCCTAAATAAAAAGTGCCAAGGCGCTTGCCCTTGTCATTTGTCATAATACCAAGTTTTGAGCTAGTGGCACGAAAACCGACGGGTATACCGCCGACATTTAAAATCACCACGTTACGCTCACGGTCTGACCCTTGAGGAACGTAGCTGGGCGCACCTCGTCTCACGATACCAAACCACCCCCAAGAAAGGCCACCGAAGCCAATTTCAACCGTAGAGTTTATACGTCTGAATTCTACGTAAGCGTTGTTTTGACTCGATGAAATTCTTGGCTTGTGTTTGACATCGCCAAACAAGACAGACCAAGCGTTAGAACCAGTCCCAGCGGTCTTTTTAATCCATTTAACCGCTCCGTTTTTAGCCGTGGTGTCAGTGTATATTGTACCGATATCAGCATTGAGAGCATACGGGAAGCCTTGGCCTTTTAGTTCTGTGCTTGTACTGCTTCCACCCGTTCCGACCTTACGTTTGAGTTCTTCCAAATCGTTTTTGCTTGCAAATTGGGTTGTGTCCACCACTGGTACTTTAGACTTGGTAACAAACGGGTCGCCACCATTCGCTAGTTTGGTGTCAATCAAAGCGTCCAGACCCAATTCAAGGTGTTTCTCCTTGATATTATTGGTCATTTGGGATTGAAGCGTGGCATACGTAGGGAATAGCTCATACGCTCTAGTCTGCGTCAAATTAGACGATTGTTGACCTTGAAGCACACCGACGTCATGGCCTATCAGCTTGATAGCTTCTTTTAATTTCTCCATGCGTCACCTCCGTTAGAGGGTATTCTTGGCCGTGTTGTAAATCTGCACAAAGTCAGTATTTTCAAGATCCGTGAATTTTTGCCCGAGCTCGGTCATTTTTGACACAATCGCACTGTCTGGATTTTCACCAGCCTTGATTTTATTTGCGATTTCTTTGAGCGTGTCTAACTCTTCTGGTACGCCTTCACCTAAGATGGCTGTTTTGACACCAGCGATGGCAGACTCAAGTTGTTGTTGAGTGATGCCCCCTTGCCCGATTTCTGATTTGTCAGCCTTGTTAGCCAAAGTTGTTTTAATTTCTTTGACATCAGCACCGACTGCTTGAGCGAATTTTGTTAATTTCTCTGTGTTTAAAGTCATGTCTTATCCTTTCTAAATTTTAGCTAGATTATATAGCGTGGTTAAGTCTGGCAATTCTTCTGCTTGTGGGCCGTTTGGATGCTGTGCGATGTACTTATCAATTTCAGTCTTGACATCATTCTTGACCAACTCAAGCAACTCGCTACTAGTGTATTCATCTGCTGATTGCGTGATTTCTAGTGTCGTTCTACGGTCACTAGGGAATACATAGCCACCCGCCACCGCTTCTACTGTATAGAGGCCGATAGGCAATGGTTTAGCGAGTTTAAACGTGATGCTTGAGTTAGTGACCGATGTATCTATACTAACCTTACCGCTTGCATTATATAGCGTTATTTTGGCTTCTGTGCCGTTTAATTCGTCTACTGGCTTGTGGTCTTCATCGAGTAGCTTGTACTCAAAAAGAGAGGCGCTATCGCCTTGCTTGACGATGCGCCCACCTCCCACTTGTTTTATGTTGGTAGAGTTTAATCTCACATTATCACCTCACCAATCTAGGCGAATGATCCAAAATCTGTAACACGTTGCCCGTTTTCGGATTGTCCTACAGCCACGTAACGACGATTTCCAGACGCTCCAATATAAGTGACCCAGATATAGCCATCGTTATCAAGCCATCCGTCATAGTTGAAAACTTGACCGGCGGTATATACTGCTACAATTTCACCAGCAATCCCTGCAGAAGCCCGCACATTCAGCGCTGGCACTTCAACAGTAAATGTACCTGTCTCTGGATTAAATCCATTAGAGTCAACCGTGAGAGGCTCAGATGGAATGATGGGTGTTACTTCTGCTGGCTGATCATTTACAGGGAAGTAAAACCATCCTACGATACCATCAAAATTGCGTGTGTTGTAACGTGCTGGACCACCGACGTACAAGCTATCAGCGTTACCGTCAATATTTTGCTCGATTGTTCGCATAGTGTAGCCGTCTGAGTCTTCAATAACTAGCCCAGTGTGTCCGTAAGAATGCCCTGCGATGTAAGTTGTATCTTGTACGAATGCTGCACCAGCACGAGGTGCAGATGAAACATCTCCTACGACATTGTAGACAACCTCAAAACCAGCATCTCTAGCTGAGTTGAGTAGGTCGATAGCATTGCCCCACAAAGATTTACCAAAAAAAGTAATGGCTAAATCATTTACTTCATCTACACATTGTGTTCCGTAACTTCCGTCAGCGTCAGCGCCAACTCCAGCATCAGCATTAGCTTTTACATGATTGATTAAGTCGATAGTTCTTACCATTTTATTACTCCTTAAAATCAAAAGCCGTCGCCCAGAACGAGATGACGGCTAATAAAAAAAGCACTATTTTAATAAATAGCCTTTTAGTCATTGTGTGGCTCGTAGTAGTTAAGCGCACGCTTGCTATCGCCAAAACCAGCTGTAGTAGGGTCTGGAACGATATTGAGGACGTTTGCGATTGTCAACCCAATGAGATAAGGGTTAGATGCAAACTTGCCAAGCAAGCTAAATACAGCGCCCCAGCTTGTCAGATCCTGGAAGTTAAGGCCGAAGTAAGTCAAAATCGGCAAAGCGATGGCAAGAGCCAAGCGGGTCATAAATGCTTTGTTTTTAAGCGTAAAACGTACAGACCAGTTGATTTTATTCATATTTTAGTTCCTCACTTCTAAATAGTTAAACTTAGCAAATAGGCTATCTATGCGCCCGTTACCGCCAAGTTTCTTGTAGTTCTCATGCATTCTATGCACGATATCAGACTCATGTACAGTAGTGTACCCTCGGTTGATTGCAACAGTCATGTCACGCTCTAACCGTAGATACATCGTTACCAAATGAGCCTCATCATGGACGATTAGCTTGTCATTAACCTCACTAATCTTTTTGTTATTGTCTTCTCCTACCTCTCGGATATCATTGACTGAGTGCTGGATTGCTCCGAGTTCGTCCTTTAACTCATTAAACTGTTGTTTATTGAGATTGCCAGATCTACCAGCAAGCAATCCAAACCAGCTGGAAACAATGAGTCCGATTGTAGGGCCTAATTGAGATATTTCGTGTGTAATCCTCTCAAATACATCAAGCCACGTCATAGTCCCTCCTTTTAGCGTACCGGTTGAGTTTCAAGTTCTCCCGTTGGTTTTGGATCGGTCTCTTTTGTTTTTGACTCGTCTTCTTTTGGCTCGGTCCACTTCCAGATCCCGATTTTCCCATTTTGGTGCAATGTTTCCAATTGCTCCAGGGTTTCACCTTGGTAAGTAAATGGTTCAGTTACTTGGATCATGACGCGCTTACCTTCTTGGAATTTTTCGACATGGTCAGAATTTTCAAGTGTGAAAATTTCTTGTGACTTGTAAGTTTTGCCAATTTGCCCTAAATCAACCAACTCAAGGCCACGCTTGTAGATTGTTGGATCAAGTGGGTTATCTGTATCTGTCACCCGTGCTAAGACTGCCCAATCAGCTACTGCCTTAACTTCTGCGATTTTAGTATCTTTCTCTGCTAGTTTCTGCTCGTAGCTTTCTGCTTGCGTATGAAGGTCTTCTTGCAATTTCTTCACCCCATCCGCTGGATTGAACTCCGTCGCAATCTGACCTAGTACAGCCTCGATAAGAGCCTCGTCCGTATCGTTGGTGCGGTCACCAATAAGGATGCGATCGAAGGCTGTATAAGGGTTTTCTTGGCGAATTGCTACAAATGTGCGGTTGCTGTCTTGTGCGTATTTGTTTACTACTTTAAAACTCATATATTATTTTTCCTTTTCTAGTTTTTCAGCTTCTAATTTTTCAGCTTCTAATTTTTCAGCCACTTCATCGAATAATTCTTTGAGAGCGTCGTCTGCGTCTAGTACGCTATTAATGCGTTCTAGCTGTGCTTGTGCTTGTGTTAGC